GTGTTCCAGTGGATCAGAACCCGGACTGAACGCCGGCGGGCCAACCAGGCGGCCTTCGCCGCCGAAGTCGTCGCCACGGCCGACCGCACCCAGGCCTTCTATGACAGCGCCGAACGGGCGTGGTGGCGCGCCCAGGACGAAGTCCTCAAGGCCGGCGGCGATCGCAAGGCCGTCCGGTTCTGGCGCGCCGTGGTGGACGAACTGGACACCCGCATCGTCCGCGTCTCCCGGCCGGGGCCGGACACCGCGACCCGAATGTGGCTTCGCGATCAAGGGCGATGACACAGTCCAACGCCGAGCTGTTGAGTCCCGAAGAGACGCGAGGGCTGATCAAAGACGTCCTTCGCGGCCTGATCGGGAGCGCCAACGCCGCCCGCGCCGCTCCCGCGCCCACATGGCAGGAACAACGGCGCATCCTGGACCGGATCGAAGGCGACATGGAACGTCTGGTCCCCGGATCGGTCGCCTGGGCGCGCAAGTCCGGTTTCATGCGCTGATCAGAACAGGCGACGCCACCACGGCCGCGCGCGCTCCTCCCTAATCGCTCGCAGCCGGTCGCCCAGCTCGCGTTCGGCCAGCAGGGTTTCGACCGCGAGGCGACGCGCGCCGTCGCACGTCACGATCTGGGCGCCCCGCGTCTGATAGGCGACGTCGAGATCCGCGCGCGTCGGTTCAGCCGGGAGCGTAGCCAGGGCGCAAGGCCGGCTAGCCGCCGCCGGAAGCGTCAGGCGCGGCGGGGCCGCATCCGTCGAGATCGGGGGCGATCCGGCACAGCTCGCGGTCATGATCGCGCAAGCGACCGCTGCGATCGTCATCCAGGGGTGTTTCAGCATCGTCGGCGCTCCGGGCCTGGGCCACGGCGTCGGCGGTGACCGCCTGGACCGTGATCGTTTGATGGGAATAGGTGTCGATCCGGCGGACCTGGTCGCCCTCGCCTTCGGCTTGCAGGCCGCTGGCGTCCGCCTGGTCCTGAGCGGTCGCGGCCTGTGTCTCCGCCGCGTCCAGCTGGTTTTCCGTGGACCAGGGAAGCCAGGACCACAGGCGGTTCCAGCCGTGCGAGATCAGGGCGACCGCCATGAGGATCGCCAGGGCCGCGATCAGCCAGCCCAGGGGGGCCAGCGGGCCGATCGGGCGGGTCAGCCAGGCCTTCAGCATGGCCGCCACTCCCCGTTCGTCAGATAGCCGTGCCACTGGCATCCGCCGACCTGAAGGACGGAAGGCGTCAACGTGGGGGCCTCTTGATTCCCGTCCCAATCCCAGCTTGGGCCGATTTCGACCTCGCCCGCGCGGCGGATCGGCAGGTAGCCTTGCCGACCACAGCCGCATGGACAGATGAAGCCGAAGCCGGTGCTTTCACCGTCCGAAGTCGCGCAATAGTCGATAGCGCCAGGCGTCTCGCGATGTTCGTCAACATCGTTGACGATGACCGCGCGGATCACGACAGCAGCTCGAAATGCGGGCCGTCGATAAAGTCCGGGCCGGGGTGGCGGACACAATAGGCTTCGACCGCCTTTTTGAGGCCGTCAGGCGACGCGGGAAGGTCCGACAGAGGGCGATCCCAGACCCCGCCCCAGCGAAGACTGACGCCGTATTCCTTCGCGGCCGTCTGGACGGCGAAGGCGATATGATAGATCGGCCCCCACTCCCATCGCAGTTGCCCGTTGATCCAGGGGACCAGGTCCGCCGCATGGCCATAGCCGTCGCTTCGGACCAGGTGACGGCTGTTCATCGTCTTCGACGCTCCGCGCGCCACCAGCCGCTTTTGTTCTTCCAGGGTCCGCACGCCGTCGTGAACGGCGAAGTCCTGGGTAGTCAGCTTGATCGCGCGTTCGATCACACGAACCAGGTCGGGATGGACACCCTTGCATTCCGCGCGCGAGTTCGCGCCCAGCGAGTAGGTCATTTTCGTCTCCGATGTGAGAAAAGGAACCGGGCGACCGGCGGTCGCATCCGGCGGGTTAGTCGCCGGTCGAAACGGTCATGGACGCGGGGCCGGCCTTGGCCTCGATACGCTTGAGGCCGCCCGAAGCCAGGCGGAACACCACCACGGCCAGGATGGCGCATAGGGCCAGGCCGATGGCGGCCAGGGCCTCGATTCGCCGTTCGGCGACGGCGTCGGGCCACAGGGTCGGTCGCAACAGGGTCAGGCCGAACAGCCCGATCCCCGACCCGCCAATGATGGCTATGACCCAGGCGACCATGGTCGAAAGCGCGGGACCGGCGAGCGCCAGCATCCGCACCGCCCATTCGGTCGGCTTGGCGGTCACGGCCGCGCTTTCGGGGGTTCCGGGGCCGGTCACCGCTGCGGCGACGGACGCCATGGCGTCGGCGGCTTGTGGATCGTTCATCCTACAGCTCCGTGATCTGGCCGACGCGGCCCATGGCGATGTTCCCGAGCTGGCGGTTCACGCTTTCGGAGTTGTTCACCAGCTTCACGAGCGCGACGTTGACGTGTTCCATTTCGACGGTCAGGCGGATCACCTTGTCGGCGACGTCTTCGCGGCCCTTCGAATGCTCTTCCAGGCTCATGAGGCGCTGTGACACGCGGCCCAGCCAGAACGCGAAGAACGCGGTCTGGACCAGAATGGCGAATGCGAGCGAGACGATGCCCGCCCAGGCAGAGGGATTTTGCAAGGCGAGACTCCACCGAATGTCTGGATTGCCGGGCGGCGCGCTATCGGCCGCTCAAGGCCCCGGTTTCCGGGGCCGCTGTCCAGATCGCGGTGGCACGTCGGACTTGCTCCGCACCATACCCGATCCAGTGATTCTTCAAAGGGTTCAGGACGTCGGGGCGTTGAAGGTCAGGGCCTGGATCACGACACGGACCTTGCCGCCGGTGAAGCTCCCGCTGGTCGCGGTCACCCGAACCGGCGTCGGGGCATAGAAGGCGGTCGGGCCGATGACGCCGATGTTGTTCGAACCCAGGGCCGCGCCCAGGGAACCGCCGAACTGGGTCGGGTTGCCGGACACCCCGACGCCGTAGCTGGGCGCGCCCGTCACCGCCTGGGTGGTCCGCGACGATACGGCCAGGACGATCGCGCGATCCGGGATGATCCCGGCGCCCACGGCCGCCGTGAACGCCCCTGACAGGGTGATTTCCTCTTCGACACAGAACAGGCTCAAGCCGCCGCCGTTCGCCGTCCCGGCCAGCCGCGAGGACCACAGGCCGTCCGCATAGGTCACGATCACCCGTTCGGCTTCGACATAGGCCAGCCACCCCGCGAACGGCGCATAGAAGACCCAGGCTCCGAACTCCCAGACGGCGATCTGGCCCGTGTGGCCCGACCATGCGCCGGTCGCCGACGCCGGGACGATGTAGCTGTCCCCGTTGGCGGGCGATCCGGGCGGCGCCGTGATCGCGCGGGACTTCACCACGGTCTGGGTGAAGGTGTTCAGCAGCATGAGGCCCGCGTTGTGCGTGACTTCCTTTTGCGCCTGGCCCTGGGCGATGAACGGGAGGGCCAGTTTCGGTGTGGTGGTCATGGGCGGTCCTAGAGGGTTGCGAGGGCGGCCCGGCCGCGTCCGACCGTCGCCGACATCTGATAGATCCTGACGGCGATCGAGGCCTGCGGCGCGCCGAAGTCCGCCGTCTGCTGGGCCGCCGTATAGATGGCGGTCGGGGTGGTGACGGACAGGGTGCGAACGACGGTCGCACCGTTCATGACGTCCACCTGATAGGCTTCCGTCTCTTCGTTCAGCGGAACGTCCGTCCCATCGGTCCAGACGCCCCCGAACCGGGTCCGGCGAACCCAGGTCATCACCAGGTCGCCGGCGGAGCGGACCCCGGCCAGCAGCGTCGGCGCCCAGGGGGTCAGCCCCATCGCGCGCGCCGTGTAGGTGTCCGACCGCCACGCCGCGTCGGTCATGGGGAGCGACGGCGGACCCCATGTATAGGCGCGCGAGATCGACCGTTCGGCCAGGGCCACGTCTAGCTGGGCCACGGCCCCGTTCAGCAGGACCACGGACGCGCCCAGGGCCAGGCTTCCGACCATCGCGGGTTCGGTTCCCAGCCGACCACGCAACAGGGTCCGCAGCTCATAAAGGCGGTCGCCGATCAGGGTGGCGTCGGCGAACTGGATGATTTCCCAGTCGTCGCCGGTCTGGACGGCAAGGGCGTTCCCGCGTCCGGCGAGGATCGTCTCTTCGGTCAGGCTAGTCAGCTCGCCCGTGTAGAGCTGGACCTTAAGGATGTTCGCCCGATCCCACAGGTCCAGCGGCCCTGATTTCAGGACGTCCACCGTCTCGCCCATGGTCGCCGGGAGCGTCAGCAGCGTGTCCAGCGCGAAGTCCGCCCCGGTCGCGCTGTCCATGACGGCCACCCCGGCCCAGGGCGAGGCCATGGCCGCCGCATAGGGGGCGGCGCCGTTGTCCGTGTCCGCCAGCAACGGAAGATCCATGATCCGAAGTTCGGCCGGACCATAAACCGGCGGCGTCGTCAGGATCGGCGGGGCGATGCCGGGCAGGACCACGCCATACAGGGCGTCTTCGGCCCGGACGGCTTCGGCCATGCGCGCGCCCTGATCGCTGATCCGAACGATGCGGAAGCCTCGCGCCTGGCCTCCGACCATCAAGTCCACGACGTCGGTCGGCTCGACCGCCAGCATGGACGGCGGAAGCGCGAACTGGGCCGTGTCGCGTCCGATCCACGCTTCCGGCAACAGCCGATCGGCTATGCCCTGGGCTTGGGTTTCGTCCATGACCAGGGGGACGGACGTATTCGACACCCGGTCGGAATAGCCCGCGAGGCGCGCCCGCGTCGCCGTTCCCGACTGATATTCCTTGTTCGGATCGGTGAACGAAATCGACACCGTGTCGGGAAGGTCGGTTTCCTGCCCACGGACCAGGGTCATAGCCTCCGCCTCGCTGGACCCTTCGACCAGGTCGCCTTCGGTCAGCACGGCCACGGACGGCCGCCCGCGCGGGACGAACCGGATCACCGCTTCGCTTTCGACCGCGTCGAAGGCGAAGGCGGTCATGAGCATTTCGATTTCCGCCCTGGGCGACATCGGACGATCCCGCAGGTAACCCTGGACTACGCCGTTCAGCGCGGACACGTCCACGTCATAGAAGCCCACGCGCGCGCAGCGTTCGGCGACCAGGGCCGCCAGGTCGCTGAAACCTCCGCCGCCCTTTAGCCAGTGACCCAGGGGGAACAGGTCCGTGTCGCCCCATATGTCCGACCGCGCCGGCCACGCCGGATAGGGCCGCGCGTCCCAGCACCACAGGGCCACCTGGCCGATCATCGGGCCGCCGTAAACCGTCGAGACGGGGTTGTTCTGGTCCCAGTAGTTCAGGAAGGCTTCCAGGCCCCGACGCTGGATCAGATCGTCCCGGCTCCCCTTGCTGAAATACGAGAAAAAGCTCTCGCTGGACTTGGGATCGTAAAAGACGTTCGGCTGGTTCGTTCCTTTGTCGACCGATGGAACGCCGAACTCGGTGAACCAGATCGGCTTGGACTGCGGGGTCCAGGCCGTGGGCGATCCGGCTTCCACGCCGGCGATCCGGTCGCGATGGCTGTTCAGCCACCAGTTCCGAAAATCCTTGGCGCGGAACACCCAGGGCTTGGAATAGGCCCCGTCCGTGATCGGGGTTCGGACCTGGGCGACCCGATCGGCCGGGCTCGCATAGAACCAGTCGTAGGTTTCGCCGCCCTCGATATTGTCCGCGAGATACGCCGGGTCATAGATCGAGTCATAGGAAGCCGCGTCGATATGGTCCTTCCCCGCGCGCCAGTCGGACAGGGGGACGTAGTTATCGACGCCGATGAAATCGACGCTGGAGTCCGACCAGATCGGATCAAGGTGATTGAAGAAATCGCCCGATCCGTCGTCGGGCTTGTAGCCGTTGTAGTCGGACCAGTCGGCGGCATAGGACACCTTGACCCCGGCGCCGACGATGCCCTTCGCGTCGGCCGCCAGGGCCTTGAGTTTGGTGACCGCCGGGAACGCGGTCGCCGAAGACCGGACCTGTGTCAGGCCCCGAAGCTCCGATCCGACCAGGAAGCCGCCGACCGCCCCGGCGTCCAGGGCGTTGATCGCTGCCGCCAGGCGAGCGTAGTGCAGGATGAACCGCCGATAGCTCCATTCGGACGGGCCGGTGTAGGTGGTGGCCACCTGGCCGTCGCCGCCGATCGCCACGGCGACCTGGCTGGCCGTGACGGTTCCGAAAAAGGCGTTGACCTGGGTGGCGGCCGTCGCGGTCTTGTCCACGGTCCCCGCGACGCCCACGGCCGGGTGACAGGTGATCCGGCCGCGCCAGGGATAGGCCGGCTGGCCCGTCCCGCCATAGGGGTTCGGAAGCGTGTTCCCGGTCGGGACGTCCATGAACACGAACGGATAGAGGATCACGTTGAAGCCGCGCGCCTTGAGATCGCGGATGGCGCGGACCACGCTGTCGTCGGACGGCGCGCCGCCATAAGCCGGAGTCCCGTCGTGATCGCTGACCACTTGGGCGTCGGCCCGTTCCACGCCATGGACGCGCCAGGAATCCGGGATCGTGTTCTTCGCCGTGAACTCGACCTTGGGCCGGATTTCGCAGACCCCGCACCGCAGATCGCTTCCGAACCAGCCCACAACCAGCAGGGCCGTGTCGGCGTTGGGCAGGCGCGTTTCCAAATCATCCATGGACACGGTGAAATCGGACGCGGGCTTGCCCGTGGCGTTGTTCTCCGCCGTCGTCACCGTCAGGCTGGAATAGCGGCGCTGGATCACGGTGTCATAGACCCGCTCCCCGCCGCCGGGGATGACACAGACCGCCTTGGCGAGATCCTCGAGACTTGCCGCGCCCCCGACCGTCCGAAACACTTCGAAGGTGAGCTGCGGAATGCGGTTGCCGAAGTCGGCAAGCGCCAGGTTGTCGAAGACGACATAGGCGGTCCCGCGATAGGCCGGGGCTTTGCCCACGCCTTCGATCCCTTCGATCAGGGAGTCCGGTTCCTGAACGGCGTCGCCGCGATAGACCCGCATGGTCACGCCGGTCAGGTCCATCGGCTTTCCGTCCGCCCAGACCCGCCCGACCGAGTCTATGACGCCCTCGCAAAGCGCGACGGCGAAGCTGACCGAATAGGCGTAGCTGGTGGTCTGGACCCCCTTCGATCCACCCTTCCCGCCCTGTTTCTGGGTGGTCGCCGTTTCTTTGAAGTTCGTCGCCCAGATGATCTGGCCCGCCAGTCGCACGGCTCCGGCGATTTCGGGGAGCGCGGCGCCTTCGGTCGAAGCCTGGACCTGGACGGTGTCCAGGCGCGGCCCTTCCTGTTTGGCGTAAGAACCGAAGAGCTGGGTCGCGGCGTAGGAGTCGATCATGCTCCCGATGGCAGAGCCAATCTGACCCCCGATCGGGCCGCCGATCGCGGTCCCCACGGCGTTCAGGACAAGGGTGGCCATGTCAGTCCCCTTCGACCGGGAATGCGAAGGCGTAGCGAAGCCGACGACGCCACCACGGACCCAGGGCGACTTCGGCCACCGCGTAGGTTTCGATCGCATGGATCATCCGACCGGGAGCCGTCAGGATGGCGCAATGCTTCGCCGGTGTGGCGTCGGACAGGGCGAACAGGACCACGTCGCCCGGCCGGGCCTGGGTGACGTCCAGGGGCGTCAGGTGACGCCCTGCGGCCTCCGCCAGGGTTTCCCGACCCAGGGCTTCGGCCCAATCCCGCGTATAGGCCGGCGGCGCTTCCGGTTCTTCCCCGACAATCTCGCGCCAGACCCCCCGCAACAGGCCCAGGCAATCGCACCCGACCCCCTTAAGGCTCGCCTGGTGATGATACGGCGTCCCGATCCAGGTCCGGGCCTCTGTAATGACGTCGGCGCGGCGGATCATGTGCGCTGGCCCCCGTCGTTGTTCTCGCCCTGTTTGGCGTAGGTGATCGCGTAGTCGTTGCCCGGCATGTGCGGGAAACCGCCGAAGTTCTCGCCGTTGGCGAAGCGATCGACACAGGTCGGGAAGGTGTTGTCGCATCCGATCGTCACCGCGAAGGCGTCGCCGACCTGGACGTCCCGACCCATCGGAAGCATGAGCGTCAGGGTGGCGATGGACCCGGCCAAGGCATGGCCGTTCAGCTCGACCGCGATCCCGTCATTGTCGCCGCTGGTCCAGACCAGCCGACCCCGCGCGAAGGCCCCCGCCGTGAAGGCGGAGAGGCCCGACGCGGTCACTTCGAAGGCATTGGCCACCGCCGTCACCACGCCGGTCCCATGACGCCCGGCGGCCGTCAGATCGACGCCGCAGCGGCTATCGCCCAGGGACCAGGCGCAACCCCGGCCGAAGATGCGTCCGGCCGCCTGGTCAAGCCGCGTGGCCAAGCCGCGCATTTCCGATGTGAAGGCGATCTGGCCCCGCGTCACCTGGCCCAGATAGCCTTTCCGCAGGATCGTCCGCTGGGACGTGTCGGCCCAGTTCACCCGATAGATCGTGACTTCCGCGTCGTCGAAGCGACCGCCGTTCAGATCGGCTTCGGTCAACCCATCCGCGCTCAAGGCGCCCGACACGTCCAGGTTCGAAACGGACAGTCCCAGCTGGTCCTGGATGGCGGTCGCGGTGAAGCCGGTGGCCGCCGCGTAGGTCACGCCGGCGAAGACCAGGTCCAGGTCATGGTCCGTGAAGCCCATGATCACGCCGTCGCGCCGTTCGATGCGCCAGCAATGGGCGAGCGTCGTGAAACCGCCCGCCAGGTGGGCCGCCAGGCCCGCGTCCAGAACCTTCATTCGCGGACCTCGATCAGGTCGATCTGCGGGACCACCATCTGGTCATAGGCGTTCGTCTGGACGGGAAGCCGATCGGTATCGAACCGGCAAGGGACGTCGAACTGGAAGGTCGCCGTGGGCGTCGCCGCCGGCGGGCTCGCGAAGGTCACCCGGCCGGTCAGATAGTCGATCGACGACGGGGTCACCGGCGAGCCGGACACCTTGATCGTCACCGTCCCGGTCACCGGCTTCGTGATGGTCCTGACATACTCGCTCCCGCCCCGGACGTAGCGTTTGACCATCTGGAAGACCGTCGTGGTCACAGGGACCATGACGACGTCGGTGGCGTCGAAATCGGCCCAGTCCTTGAACCGGAAGGACTGGGCCTTTCCGCCCACGACATAGAAATGGGACACGACGTCAGCCATCTGGGCGCGGGTGCGGATGCCCGTCGAAATGTCCCAGCTCCCGCGCGCCTTCGCCCAGTTCGAGTTCCGGTTTTCCGCGCCGCTGGCCAGGGTGACGACTTGCGTCGAGAACCCAGGACCGCCGGTCGCACCGCGCGCGACGGCGGGCGGAAACGAGATATTCAGGAAGGGGCTGGGCATGGTCAGGTCACCCGGCTCGCCATCTGGACCATCCGCATCATCTGGGCCGCGATCTGGGCCTTGCTGTTCTGGAAGGACGCCGGGTCACGCGCGACGATCGTGATCGGCATGGACGCCGGGATGACCTCGCGCCGCGAACGGGCCATGTCCTGCGATCGGACGGCGTCGAAGACCTGGGCACCGCGCGGAAGATTGACCAGCTCGCGTCCGCTCTCCCCGACCCAGGTCAGGCCGCCGCGCCAGTAGTTCGTCCCCTGGGCGTTGCCGGGGGTCGCGCCGCCCGGCCGTAAGGCATTTGTGACCCCGTTCCAGATTTGGCTGAACAGGCCTTTGGAGTTCGTGATGGTCGGAAGGTCGCCGCCGAACAAGGCGTTCTTGAGCGGGTTGAGTGCGGCCAGCCGGACGAACTCCGCCATGATGTCCCGGATCGCCGAAGCGCCCGCATCCTTCCAGCTCGCCCAGTCGGTCTTACCCTTGGCGATCAGATCGGCGAAGCGGTCGAAGACGCCTTCCGCACTGGTCTTGAGCGAGGCCAAGGCGCGCGTGTTCCCGGCCTGGGCCGCGCTCGCCGCCGCCATGGCCCGGCGGCGCGCTTCGGCCTCCGCTTCGGTTTCGGCGCCGACTTGCCTTTGGGCTTCGACGCGGGCTTCCGCGTTCGTCAGCCCTGCGGATTCGAACTGGGAGATCAGCTCCCGAAGGTGCAGCTCGCGGTCCAGGGCGTCAGTGTCATCGCCGCGCGTCCTGGCCAGGGCGATCCGTTGCCGCAGCCGCAGATCGTCGATCCGGGCCGCGCGCTGTTCCGCCGCCGCCGCCATCGCCCGCGCGCGGTTGTCCGCCTCCGCCTGGAAGGTGGCCGCGACCTGGGCTTCCGCGTCGATCCTGGCTTGCGCTTCGGGAACGCCCAGCCCGATCAGTCGGGCCGTGGTCTCCCGGACCTGTAGCTGGCGCTCAAGTTCGGTCGTTTCTTCGCCCCGCAGCTTCGCCAGGCTGATCTGGGTCTGTAGCTGATAGTTGGCGAGCTGGTCGGCGCGGCGGGCGGCCTCTTCGGCCTCGCGGGCCGCCGAACGATTATCGTTCGCGGCGGAACCGCCCCCACCCGATCCGGCGGAACCTCCCGACGTCAGCCGGTCGCGGGCGAGCTGGGCGGACTGGTTTGCGGCGGCGGCGCGGGCATCGTTCGCCGCCTTCGCCCGATCATAGCCCTGCTGGAACTCGATTCCGGTCAGGCGTTGCTGATCGGCTTCATTCTCCCGCCGCAGCCGCGCGATCGTGGCGTCCCGGTTGTCTTGGCGAAGGGCTCCCAGGCCCGACATGCCGCCGCTGGTCGCCGCCCCCAGCGCGCCGCTCTGGATCGCGCTGATACGCCGGTCACGGCTCTGGATTTGGCGCTCAAGGGTGTTCGTGCGCTGCTGGACCCGCTCTTCGCCGGTGACGTAAAGCCACTCCCCGAACTTCGTGATCGCGTTGCTGATCGACCGCCCGACCGCATCCCAGGCGTTCGTGATGACCCCGACCTTCGCCGCATGGCCGTTGGCGGCGTCCGCCACGGCGTCCAGCAGGATTTTCTGGGCGCCCAGCAGATCGCCCGACCGGACCAGACTGTCGATATGGTCCAGGGTCTTTTGGTCCAGCAGGCCCATGGTTCGCGTCAGGTCGCGGCCCGCCTTGTCGGGTTCCAGCATGGCCCTCGCCAGGGCCTGGGTCGCCGCTTCGGCGTCCACGCCCATGAGGGCCGCATAGTCGCGCCCGACCGCGATAAGCTGGGTTAGGACTTCGCCGCCGATCCGGCCGGTCGCCAGATAGGCCGCCGCCTGTTTCTGGGCGCTGGTCACCGACACGTCGCCCTGTTCGGCCCCGGCCACCGTCAGGGCCTTAAGCTCTTCGACGGTCAGCCCGGCCGTGCGACCCAGGCCGGTGACGGCACGGTCATAGGCCAGGGCGGACGCTTCACCTGCGGACCACGATACGCCCAGGCCGATGACGGCGGCGCCGACAACGGCGACGGCCGCACCGGCGGCCACCATCGCGGCGGTGACCTTGAATCCGCCGGTGGCGATGGCGTCCAGGATTTGCGGACCCTGCTGAATCGCCACCATTCCGGGACTGATACCGCCGCCCAGACTCGTGAAGACGTCCGCCCCTTGCCGCGCGAGGTTCAGCCCCGCGTTCCGCCGCTGGGCCAGCGAGACGACGTTGCCGTTCCGCTTGATCGCTTCGGTCGTTTCATCGAACCGCTGGCGAGACAGGGCTTGAGCCGCCGCGTGTTCCTTGAGCGTGATCGCGTCGCGCTTGAGAAGGGTGTCGTATTCCCGCAGCTCTTCGTTCAGCCGCTGCTGGGCGGCGAACGTCGGGTCCAGCGCCCCCCGAAGGGCGTTGGCCTTGGCCTTGTCGGACGCGACCTGACGGGCGTTGAACCGTTCCTGGGCGGCGATGACGTTTCCGCCGGTGGCCACGGACGACTTTAGCGCCTGTTCGTGTTTCTGGGCGGCGGCCGTCGCGTCGGCGGCCCCGCGCGCGCCCCTCTCATAGGCGTTTTCCAGCGACGTCCCGACGTCGGCGGCGTCCCGCTGGACCTCCGCCTTGCCTTCGGTCTGGAGTCGGATCGCGACGTTCTTCGTGGGCATTCGCGATCCTCTAGGCTTCGGCGGGACGCATCGCGGCGACCAGCAGGCTTTCGACGGGTGCCAGGACGCTGGCCAGCAAAGGTCCGGCCGCCCCGGTCATCTGGGCGGTCAGGATCACGGCGGTGTAGTCCAGGCCGATCACTCCGGTCGGAATGGCCCTGACCTGGCCTTGGCAGGACTTGATCACTTCCCAGACCCGGACACCGTCATCCGTGGTCGGTTCGTTCAGGCCGTAGGGGCATTCTGGGCAGGTGCTGGGACAGGCACGGCAGTAGTCTTCGCCGCCGCCGAAGTGCCATTCAGCGAGGGCGATGAGACGTTTTTTTCCGCATCCCGGATGAGGATCGGGACCACATATTCCCGATCGAACTTGTCGAAGATGTCCAGGCTCTGGCGCAACAGCAGGGTCAGATTCGCTTCCGTCATGGGAAGCGGCTCGCCGTCCTGGTCGCCCACGCCCTCCCAGTCCAGGGCACCCCACACCAGGCAACCGACCGTGAAAGCGAACTCCGCATCGGCCTGGACCGACCCCGCGTTCGGGGCCAGGTCGGCGGCGATCAGATCGGCCGCGATCTTGTGGACTTCCCCGGCGGCGCGGCGGCCGGCCAGCAGCATGACGGCGTCGGCGGGCTTGAGAAGGACACGAACGCCAGGTGCAAGATCCTTCCATTCGGCTTCGGTGACGGCGGGCGCGAGTTTGAGCATGGTTTCCCCTTGAGCGGTCTGGAAGCCAGCGATGCGACCGCCGTTCGCACGGCGGTCGCGAAGCGGCGGCTAGTAGGTGGTCTGGTCATTGACCAGGGTGATGATGCAGGTCTTGCCCAGCGTGGCGTGCTGGGAGGCCTGCCACGCGAAGGTCGCTTGGACGCCGGCGGGTCCGGCCACGGGAACCTTCGGCTTGGGAAGCGATACCTTGGGGACGCGGATGACCAGGGTCTTCCCGGCCCCGATCGACCAGCGGTGGACCAGATCGACCGGCGTTCCGGCGGCGGCCAGGTCCATGAGCGTCGTGTTTGCGAAGCGCACCACGATTTCGCCGGACACCGCGACCATGCCTGGATCGACGCCGGCGATCCGGCCGTCCGACCGGATCACTTCGACCTTGTCCATGTTGTTCGAATAGTTGAACCGGCCGGACACCAGGTCGCCGAGCGGGACGCCGTCGCGCTCGATCTGGCCGCTGAACTGGCTGAAACGCTCGATCGCCAGAGTCGCGGGCGTCCCGGCGGCCGTGGCCCCCGCCCGCGTCTCGCCCTGGGCGATCACGCCGATCGTGGCGTTCAGGTTGCCCGACCGTTGCAGCGGGATCGCGATCGTATTGGCGGCGGCGCCGAAGTTCATCGCATAGCTTGGAACTTCGGGCATTCCGACTTCGGCGGAAAAGGTCGGCAGGACCAGGGCGCCGGACTGGAAGACGTGATTGTAAGGGCCGGTCGCGGCGCCGCCAGTCAGGGTCGCGCCGGACACGGTCGCGTTCGTCGCGGGGGACGTCCCGGCCACGATCGTCATGGCGTTCCCGGCCGTTCCGACCACGTCATAGGTGATCAGAATCTGGGTTCCGGCCAGGTTGGCCGCATAGCTGGCGACCGCGACGCCGGCGACCGCGCTTGCGTTCAGCGCGATCACGGCGTTCGCCACCGTTTCCGCCAGGTTCGCCCCGATCTTGATCTGGTTCGCGGTCGGCGTGGTGGTGACGAAGGTGAAGGCCTGGCCGCCCACCGTCAGGATTGCGTTGGCGGTCGGCTGGGCGCTGAACGTGTAGCTCCCCGTCGCCGCGACGCCCTGGGTGGACGTCGGCGCGCCCATCAAGGCTTTCAGCCACAGCCCGAAGTTCCGCAGGTCCAGGGGGACCACGACGTCGCCTTCGTTATTGATCACGTCCTGAGACGGCGCCTGCGGCTCGCGGCCGTAGCCCAGCAGGTCGCTTTCAATCAGGCCCTGTTCTTCGCCCAGGGCTTCGGTGACGATCGGGAACTTCGTGTATCCGCTCGCGGGCGGAACGCCGTAGGTGGATTCAAAGGCCAATGCCATGCTGACATTGGCGCCGCGCGCGCGGGCCATGGTGTCTCTCCGGGTTGTTCGTGGGGGGTGGACGGTCAGCCCAGGGGGGACTGGACCGTGTATTCGGCGGTGATCACCGTCGAAGCCCATTCGGCGGTATCGGAGCCGGGCGTTTCGAGGGCTTCCAGGTCAGGGAACTCTTCGACCAGCCAGTCCACCAGGCCGCCCAGCGTCCGGTTGGCCGTGATGGCCGCGCCGATCGTCGAAAGCATGATGTCCAGGACTTCGTGGCGGGTCTTCGTCGGCGACGCATAGGCGGCCAGCTCGAGGACGATCCCGTGACTGTAGATGCGGTAATAAGGCGAGCTGCCTTCGCCGACGACTTCGGCCGATCCCGACCGGACGTTGACCGCGCCACCCGGCCCGATCGACGCCGCCTTGCTGGGTTCGAACCTGACGTCCGCGCCGGGCAAAGCCTGGTCGATCAGCGCCGTCACGGCGTCCAGCACCTGCTTACGACGGCTCATGGCGTCTCACTTCCAGTTCTTCGAAAGGATGCCGTCCACGCGGCCCGCAGCCTTGTTCGCGACGGTGTCGATATGCAGTCGCTTGGCGACCTTGACGCTTGGAACCAGAATGAAGACCGTGATCGTCACGCGGTTCGTGATGGGGGTGAACTTGGCGCCGGCCTTGTTCTTCCGAACGCTGGACACCGCCTTGCCGCGCGTGTTCAGCCGCGCGCCGTCCACCACATAGAGGGCCGGACGCGACCCGCGTCGGGGGACGTATCGGAGGGTCAGTCCGGTCGCCGCTTCGAAGGTCTTCGGGGTCACCTTGCGACGCTTGCCGTCAGCTCCCGGAACCAGCCGCTTCCCGGCCTGGGTGGGGAACGCCAGCATCCGCGCCCCATTCTTCGTCCGAATGGTGACGCCTTCGTCATAGGCGATGATGATCTGCGGCGCCTTCGTCCAGACATAGCCGGCGGCGTCCAGGCTGACGTCCCCTTTCGGGTAAACTTCCGAACGCCAGGTCTTTCCCAGGCGGGCGCCCAGGCCCGCTTCTTCGACGTCGTCGCGAAGATCCGCTTTCAGCAGTTCCGTGGCCTCCGCCATCGAGACGGTGACGATCTGGGCGACCTCTTCGGACGCTTCGTTCATCGCCTTTCGGACGTCGCTCTGGATCAGCTTATGTCGCACTGGCCTTGGCCTCGCACAGCCATTCGAGGCCCAGGGGTTCCAGGCGGGGTTCGGCGATCAGGCGGATCAGGTCGGCTCCGAAAGTGACCAGGTCGCCTTCGGATGGGCTCGCCACTTCCGACACGCGGACCCGCAAGGTCAGGGTCGGAACCACGGCCTCGCTCTCCCCCCAGTTCAGGACCGCTTCGCCGACGACGCGGCGGACGGTGGCGGGAACGGCGGAGCCGCCGGCGATGGGAGTCCAGGTCGCGGCCTCCCCGAACGTGCGATAGACCGACGCCAGTATCCTGGCGCGCCGTTCGGAGAGGCCGGCCATGGATCAGACGCCCGCGACGGCCTGGTCGGCGTCGCCCGCCGCCGCGACTTCGGCTTCGGAGGCGTAGCGCGCGCGCCCGGCTCCCCGCAGCTCTTCGGCCTGTTTCGCCGGAACGGTGATCATCTGCCCGATCCCGAACGTCTCATGTCCGGGCTGGACCCAGATGATCGCCACGCCGCCCGGTTCCTTGATCGCGTCCGCCTTTCCGGTGGGCGCGTCCGTGTCCTTTTGCGGATCGGAGCCTTGAGCCTGGACGCTAGGATCAGGACGGGGCGCCACAGGCTGACGGACGTCGGACGAAAGCGGGCGTGGCGTCGGATCGGCCTTCGCAATGGGATCGGGCCGATGGGACTGGCGTCCGCGTTTCGGGGCTGCGGCCTTGGCGGCGGCGGCGCGGTCGGCTTCCGCCTTTTCGGCGGCGACGCGGTCGGCTTCCGCCTTTTCGGCGGCGACGCGGTCGGCTTCCGCCTTTTCGGCGGCGACGCGATCGGCCTCCGCCTTTTCGGCGGCGACGCGGTCGGCCTCCGCCTTTTCAGCGGCGATGCGATCGGCCTCCGCCTTTTCGGCTGCGGCTTTTTCGGCTGCGGCCTGATCATTCTGGTCGGTCATGTTCGGATTCCTGAACGGTGAAAAATGGCGACAAGCCGCGTCGCTGAACGGCCCCCGACTAAGAGGCTTAGGCGAACGGGACGATGCGGAAGCGGCCGACCGTGTCCGTGGTCAGGGCCGCCGCGGTGGCGTATCCGACCTTGGTGTTGCTGGTGGTGGTCTTGGTCAGACGCTTGGCGGTGTTGTCCCAATAGACCGCGTCGCCGACCGCCCAGGCTTGGCCGGAACCGGCGCCCTCCTTGACGTGGTCGAAGACGCCCGACGTGTGGACGGCCACCGTGTCGCCGGCGACGTTCGTGGTCACGGCGATCCCGAACAGGGAGCCGATCAGGACGGCCAGGCCGGACGTCGTGCCGCCGGACGGGGCGGTGATGTCCAGGACATCCGCGTGAGAAATCTTGGTCTTCATGACTCGGGTTTCCTTTTGTTGCGAGCCGCAGAAATGCGAAGGGCCGCCCTTTCGGAGCGGCCCTTTCGCGGGTTTCGATCAGTGGATGGGATCAGGTGCCGGGGTTCTGGTAGAGGCCCCGGAAGTCGATCGCCTTCGACGCGAAGTCCAGGCGAGCCTTGAACTCGATACCGTCCACTTCGAAGCCGGTGCGCTCTTCCAGGAACACGCCATCGTCGCCTTCCAGGTAGGCGTATTCGATCGTGTCCACCTGGGCGGAGTCGGCGGCGATGAACCACGGCGTGGCGCCCGAAGCCCGGTTCAGACGGGGTTCCACGATCGGGGTCATCGCCCCCTGATAGACGTTGACGTTGCTGGTCTGGGTCGCCTGGACGGCGGACAGCAGCTTCTGGGCCGGAACCTTGTCCTTCACCGCCGTGATCAGCCACTTCGGCGTCGCCCGGATCGGACGGCCTTCGATCCCGACTTGCGAGCCCATGGCGACTTCCGCCGCCTGGATCGTGGTTTCGCTGATCACCGCCCCCGATCCCGCCAGGTTGGCGTGGGTCGAATGGAACAGCGCGACACCGTCGCCCATGTTCGGGTTCGCGATCAGCGGGGCATAGGCGACGTCGGATTCGAAGTCCGACGCGGCCCGGCCCCACATTTCCGGGATGCGGGTGAAGGCGTCCAGGTCGTCGTTGATCAGGGTCTGGCGGCTGACGTTGAAGATCCGACCGTAGGTCGCCAGCGAATAGACCTCCTTGCCCTCGCCGATCGTCCCCTGCTTGAACTGCCCGCCTTCCGGGACCAGCAGGAAGGACGGCGCGCCGCCCAGTTGCAGACGGCTGATCTGCTTGAAGTCGGGTGCCGACGCGCGCCGCTGCCAGGCCTTGAAGGTCTGCGGCGACATTTCATATCCGGCCCGCAGGGTCTTTCCGGCGACGTTGGACAGCAGGTTCGGGAAGTCGGACGTCGAGTGCTGGCGGAGGGCCAGCCCGGCCAGTTCGCGCTTCGTCAGGCCGCGAACCTTCTCGCCGTTGGCTTCCAGGTTGTAGCGGGCCATTTCCAGCAGCGAGAGTCCGCGCCATTCGCGGGCGGCTTCCGGCAGTTCCAGAGCCGGGTTGTGCCGGTGCATGACGGCGTCGGCCATGGCCTGGCGCATCGTGTCCCGCGCGTCACGGGTGATCGTGGCGCGGGCATGGACGGGCTCCGGGGTGGCCGCCCGCTGGTGATCGGCGGCGGCCCGCAGGAGCTGGGCGCGAGCCGCATCGGCGGTCAGCGTCGTCGCCCAGGTCCGCGCCTGGGTTTCGATTTCGGAGCCGAAGGCGCGGGCGTCTTCGACGAACTGGATCGCTGCGGCGGCGTCCATGCGACCGGCGTTCGCATCGGGCGCGGGAGCCGGGACCGGCGCGGGAGCCGGGGCGGGAGCGGCGCGCTGTTCCGGCGCGGGGGCCGGGGCGGCGCCGCCGTCGTTTTCAGGGGCAAACGCCGCCACGGCGGCGCCACCCATCAGGCGGGTTCGGAGCATGGTCTCTTCCTTCTCTGGGTTGGCGGAGGCGTCGTCTTGGACGGTCCCCATTCGGTTTTCGATGATCGAACAGGGGTGGAACCCGTCATCCGCCCGGACCCCTGAGGCCGGATCGGCGGGAATCGGCACTAGCGACACTTCGAGAAGCGTCCAGCGCGTGACTGTGTAGGTCGGGAGCTTGTTGTCCGACCGGGATTCCTTGAGCATTTCGTCGCGGCGATAGCCCACGCTCACGCCGCGCCAGGTTCCGGCGGCGACTTCGGCCTCCGCCGTCACGGCCCGTTCTGACACGCCGAACTTGGCGACCGTGATCAGCTCGCCGCCTTCAATCCGCCAGGATTCCAGGCGGCCGAGCTGGTCGCCGATGGCCCAGGACGAATGCGCGTCCAGCAGAGGCGCGACACCCGTGTCAACGCGCTCGCCGTTCACCGCGTCCTGGGTGATCGCGAGTTGTTCGAAGTAGTAGGTTCCCGCCTCCCAGTCGTAGCGGCGGACGGGATAGCCAGTCGCGGCGACCAGCTCGACCGTGTGATTTTCGGCGTCGTAGCTTCGGGGCGTTAGCGCGATCCGGCCGGGGGCCAGCCGCGCTTCACGGCGGACTTCCTGGACGGGAGCCGGACGTTCGAGGGTGTCGGTCATGGGGTGTCCTTTCGCCTATTCGTCTTGGGCGGTGCGGGATGACAGATAGCCGGCGGCGGCCTGTAGGACGCCGGACTGGGTGGCCCGGCGGGGGTCACCGTCCAGGACCAGTTTCAGTTCGTCGGCGACCTTGTTGAACTCGGCGATTTCCGCGAGGTGGGTTTTCCAGTTGATCCCGCGCTGGGCCAGGATTCGCGGATAGGAGTCGGTCCCCAGCCGCAGTTCGGCCGTCAGACCCGCGACGTCCTTCAACGGGTCGATGAAGCGGCGCACCGGCATGGCGAACGACGGCTTGACCTGTAGGAATCGCCGATCGCCCGTTTGCAGGGCGAGGCGACGCATCTGGCGTTCGAAGGCCGGCTGGCAGAATAGCGGGACCATGACGTTCCACTGCCAGTCGTCGAGATTGGCCCAGTAGCCGAGCATGAGGGCGCGGGTCTGCGAATAGTTCGCCTGGGACGGGTCGCCGGACACCAGGTGATAGGGGGCCAGGTTGGCGCAGATCGCCATGATCTGCTGGCGAACGAAGTCGATCCCGTCGCCCGAAGACGAAGGGTTGATGGCGGTCGCCGTCTCGCCCGGCCGGGCGCGCATCACCATCCCCGGCCGCATCTTGTCAGGCATCTTCGACGGCGCGGCGGCCGGATCGGCGCCCGGTGCCGGGCCGGACGGCGCGCCCGCTTCGGCGTCGAAGGGATTCGTGGGGCCGCCATCGGCGGCGGGCGTAAGGATCAGGGCCAAACAGGCCTCGACCTTGCGCTTCATCAGGATCGCCTCTTCATAGTCGGCGATGTCCCGCAGATTCATCGCGACCGGGGCGAACCAGCTGATCCCGCGCGGCTGTCCGGGCCGCAGCTCTTCATAGACGTGGTCGATATTGGCGGCGGCATAGGGCTTGGACTGGCGGCTGAACCCGCGCGCGTCGCCGGGGTGTTGGTTCAGCAGCCAATAGGCGTCCCGGAAGCCGTCGCGGTTGAACTGGACACCCTGGACGATCGGCGTCGTCTGCGAATCCTGGTTCTTCGTGTGGTCCAGGAAGTCGCCTTCCAGGACGCGACAGACCCCGTCAGGGCCGTCATCGTCCGGTCCCCAGATCGCGAGCGAGTCCCCGCGTTCGGCCATGGACCGGAAGATCAGCTTTTGCTGGCCATAGTGGTCATGACGGCCGTCCATGCGGCTCTCAGCCTTGCGGTCCCAGTAATCCTGGGCGCGCTGGGCGATCCCTTCATCATCGTGGACGGCCCGCGCGGTGATCCCGTCGCCGACGACGTTCGCGGTCATCTGGCGGAGCGCCGACGCCGCGTATTTGTTGTTCCTGACCAGCTCGCTCGCCGAGTCCCTGGCCTTGACCAGACCCTGCTGGGTCTCGCGCGCCGCGCTGGTCGAAGGGCGACGCCAGCCTTGGGTCCGGCGGCCATTCGTGGCCACGTCGTATTGCCGGATTTCCTTGAGCGCCATCCGCTCCGCCAGGCGGCGCCGGACCAGCGCCGGGGCGAACGGCTCAATCAGCCCGTCGATCGTGCGGGCAAAGTCCCAGGGCGGGTTCATGGGTCAGTCCCTGTCGAAGGCGACGGCGGAGAAGCCGAAGGAAGACTGCGGGGCCGCGCTCACGCCGCCCGACGCGGCGAGCTGGACGAAGTAGTCGAGCCGGCGCTTTTGATCGGTGTAGGCGAAGTTCGTCACACGATCGCCGTTCGACTCGACCGTCTGTTCCGTGACGGCCAGGGCGGCCCGAAGGGCGGCGATTTCGTCGGCATAGTCGGGCGCGGGCATGGATCAGGCCCCGGCGCCGGTGATGGCGACCAGGATCGGGCCGTTCGTCACGGTGACAACCCGCGCGCGCCACCAGGCGGCGGACGGTTCGGTGTAGAGAAGCGGCGCGCCGTCCGCGTCCAGGCCCAGGGCGCCGACCAGGCTGCGGCCGAAAGAGTTCACCCGCGCCCAGTTCCCGTTGCCGCCGGCGGGGTCGCGGGTGGACCGCTCATAGGCCACGTCGGCCGCCGCGTTCGCGTCGGCGGCGGTGATCTGGATCAGGACTTCGCCAGACAGCAGGACGGGATCGGTAACGTCACCGACCGTCGTCAGCGTCTGTTCCAGGGTGACGCCGATGTCGGCCATGCGGCTGCGGCGCGTGATGGTTGCGGGCATCAAAGCCATCCTTCCTGATCGTCGATCCAGTGGGCATCGCCCACTGGCGGCGGAGTGTCTGCGGATGCGGTCGGGGCGTCCGCCGAAGCGTCCACGGCGGCCGGTGCGGGGGCGGAGAAATCGGGCCGGATGGCCAGGGCGATCAGATCGCCCTGGACCGGGTCGGCGGCGGCGTATCGGCGGGCCATGAGGGCTTGCCAGTCCGCCTGGGACCGATTGTCCAGCGTCAGGGCTTCGGCTGCGGCCCGGTTGTAGATCCGGCAATCCAGCCAGTGGTTTTCGCGTCCGGCCTGCGGCTTCCAGACCCGAAGGGGCTGGCCCGCCTTGATTTCCACGACGCAGCTTTCGCTGGTCAGCATGTCGAAATAGGCGTCGTCGGCGTCTCGACCGAAGTGGACCCGGCCGCGCATGGGCTCGACCACTTCGCCTTTGAGCGCCGCTTGGGCCTGGGCGATCGACGTCCGAAGGAAGCCGAACCAGCTGTATTTCGCGCCGTAGGTTCCGACCAGGTGGGCTTCCTCGCCGGCCTTTTTCTTCCGGCGCTTCCCCCGCTGTTCGCCGGGCGTGAAGTGGATCGACTGACCCCGGCCCAGGATCGGCTGGGACCAGCCGTCGCGGCCGAACACCGGGAGGCGCTTCGGGCTGCGGCGACAGAACGCCTTGGCCGCGTCCGTGTGATAGCCGGCGTCCACGCAAATCTGATCGAAGCCGTAAGCCTTGCCGCCGGGCAGGACGAAGGTGCGCTTGGCGTAGTCTTCCAGCCGCGCCCATGCGCCTTCGCCGGGAACGTCCGTTTTCCCGACCAGGAAGCCGTGGTCCAGGCCCCAGTTTTCCAGCCCATACCCCCAGCCCAGGGCCTCGAAATAGATACCGTCGCCCTGGACGTCGCAGCCCAATGTGAAGACGACTGGACCCCAAGGGAGCTGATCCCGGCCCCAGTCCTGTTCGCGCAACACCCGAAGGCTTTCGGCCGGGGGAGCGTCGCCCTTTAGGACGAACTCGTCGCCCAGTTTCAGGTTCGTCCACCCCCGAAGGGCGTTCACGTCGCCCTGGGCTTTGACGAAGCTCGTGCAAAGCGTGGCCCAGGTCATCAAGGCCGTGATCAGACCCGTGATGTGATAGCCGGGTTGCAGGCCTTTCATGTCCCGGTGACGCCAGGTCTGGAACTCGTCTTCGGTCATGACGCGAGGCGGCTTTTCGGAGTCCACCACCCCGTCCGCGTCCACCGTCTCCGCCGTGGGACACCATCCGTCCTCGAAGGACATGAGGGCCTTTTCCCAGTGCTGGATTCGGACCTGGCAACAGGGCGCGACCAGCTCGACCAGCTCCGGGCGACCCTTCGGCCATTGCAGATCTTCGAAGATCGGATCGAACCGCGAGCCGCAATGGCGGCACTTCAAATAGTAGCGCCGCATGTCGCTGGCGGCGTAAGCCCGGCCGATCTTCGACGCCCCCTTGTTCGTCGGGGTGCTGATCTTCAACCGCTTCGAAATGCCCAGGCGGACGAAGACCGTTTGGCGGGCGTCCACCATGCTTTCCGGCGATCCCTGATTGTCCAGGTCGTCGGGGAACTGATCCAGATCGTCTTCGACCACATAGCGGATTGAGTGCTGGCGGAGGGTCGCGGCGGAGTTCGCGCCCGCGATCAGCATCCAGCCGCCCAGACGAAAGCGGACCCGCAAGGCCGTTGTGCCGTTCCCGTCCCGGCTGCGGCGCGGCATGATCGCGCCGCCACGGTCGGGGTTCAGCTTCGGCGAGGCTTCCACCATCGGCCAGAACTTTTCGGCCAGCCAGTCCTTCGCGGCCGTGATCGTCGGCCCGACATACATGAGGGGTCCGGGCGCGACACAGGCGACGCATCCGATGAAGTTTTCGCCGGCCACCGACCCCGCCGACTGGGCGCATTTCATCACCGGGATTTCCGGCGTCGGATCGTGCGGCGAAGCCCGATCCATGATTTCGGTGATGTAGGGCGTCCGGGACGGGTCGTAGAGGCCGGGATAGGCGCTATCGTCGGAGAAGTAGCGATCGTTCGCGGCCCATTCGGAAACGGTGACGCGGGGCGGCGGGCGAAGTCCGCGTCCGAAGGCGCGATCCATGCGACCGGCGTTCGCATCCAGCATCCGCCGGGCATAGCCGCCGAACACTGTGGGCATGTGGGCGACGGCGTTCATGCCGCCGCCGGTTCGTCGATCAGGTCCACGTCGTCTTCGGCCGCCGCAGCCGCTTCCAGCGCCGCGTCCGCCGCGCTTTCTTCGCTCGCAGCCGCTTCGATTTCGTCGGCGACCTTGTTGAACAGCTTGTCGAAGGCGTCGTTCAGGATCGCCGCCACCGTGCGAGGGTCCGTCTCCGCCGCCAGGCGTTCCGAGAGCTGGCGAACCAGGCCCAGCGTTCTTTCCCGAACCAGGCGGCCCAGGTCACCCGCGCGCCGTTCGTATTCGGGAAGCGGGACCAGACGGCCCAAGAGCTGTTCGTTTTCGATCCGGCGGCGCGTCGTGCGCTCGCGCATTTCGTCCAGGCGCGCCGCTTCCAGTCCGTTCAGCGCGATCGGCGACGGCACCGATCCCTGCGGCTGATCATCGGTCGGCTGGCCCGACGCCTGGGCGTCCTGGGCTCGAGGGCGACCCCGCGTCGGGTCGATCGTTCCCCGGATCAGCAGTTCGGACTTTTCGACGTCCACAAGCTGTTTGCCGGGCTGGTTCGGATCGGCCGCGAAGACCAGCAGGCCCTTCTTTGCCCAGTTCGAAACCGCCGATGCGCCGACCTTTTGGCGCTTGGCGAAGTCCCCTTTCTTCATAAGCAAAGCCATGAGTTCACAGCCTTCATAAAGTTTTGGAGGCTTGAACTAACGACACATCGCTCCCAGCCCGACCGTATAGGTCCGGGGGGTGCGGGGGAGGACCCGCAGCCTTGCCTCGCGCCTCTAAGGGGCTGATCTGCAAAGGAAAACCCGCCTCGGTGGGGTTCACCGGGCGGGCTGTGGCCGCAACTTCAACTGCACTGTCCTTGTGAACTTAACCGTCCCTGATTCGCAAGCCCCCTTGAGGAAGGACCGACGCGACGGCGGCCAGCGCCCTGCGGAGCGCGGCGAGCTGGGCCACCTTGGCATTGCCGCCCGACGCCAGCGACGTCAGGGTCCGCCCCTCCCCCGCGATCAGGCGGAGGGCCAGCAGCTCGCGACCATCCTGCATGATCGCGCCGACCGCCCGTTCCATCTGGTTCAGCCGGGCCATGAGATAGGCGCGCTTGATGTCGAGTGCGTCGCCCCGCGCCCCGCCGCTCACCCGCTCGCCGTTCGCCATGCTGGACTTGAGCCCGGCCGACGCCGCCTCCCAGCACATGCGATAGGCCAGCCCGGCCCGGACTTCGTCATCGTCCAGCGATCCCGACGTATGCAGCGACACCAGGCCGTCCCGGCTCTTGAGCCTGACCGGCCCCGATGCGGGCAGGCGCTGGACCTTCTCCCCGGTGCGGAGGGCTTCCAGCCTGACCGTGTCCGTCAACCTGGACCGCAGGGCTTCGGCTTCGACCACGGCCCGGATCGACGCCGCCGACGCCACCGCCCGCTGGGCCGGATCGGACAGCAGCCCGCGCTTGGCGGCGTGGGTCGCCTTGAGCAGCTTGGCTTGTCTCTTCGATGTTTTGTTTTTCACCTAACCCACTCCCAAGAACCACACAGCCACCGCACTCCGCACCGCCATCGCCCCGCCGACGACGGACGGACGATCGCTCGCCCATCCGCGCCGCTCCGCCCACGCGCCCGCCTCATGGACTTCCACCCCCGGACATCATCCGTAAGGTCCGTGATCCTCCGTAATGCCCGCCAGCACTGGGTTTGCGGGACGGAGGAAGGACGGAGGAACGGACGGTCGAAGGGCCGTTCGGGCGCGCGCGGCCTCTTGGACCGGCCCCCGCATCCTCCGTTCCTCCGTAATCCTCCGTCATTTCCCGCCCTCCCAGTCATCGGTATCGGGCAGGGTCGGGCCGTCGTTATCGCCACCCGACTCTGGGCCACCGGCGTCAGGATCGGGGACGTCCGCGCGCGATTGGGTCGCCGACGCAGACGGCGGCGGGGGATCGTTATCGTCCCGCAGGCGCGCGCCCCGGCGTGTCGAGAGGCCCGCGCCATCCTTCGGGGCCAGGATGATTTGAAGGTCGCCCAGAGTGCCGCCGAAGGCCTTCTGGCTCATGGGCTTGTCGTGGCCCTGTTCCTCCATCCACCGCTTGTAATCGTTGTAGAGAAGGGTCGCCCCCGTCCGGGCTTCGGGGTCGCGGATGACCCGATCTTCCAGCCATTGGACGAAGGGGTTCGCGCCCTTGCGGTAGTCTTCCAGGGCTTCCTTGACGCCGGCGACGTCCTTCAACCCCTCGCGCATCCACATAAGGACGCCTTCGACAAGCCAGCACAGGATGCCGTCCGCCTCCGCCTTCAGCTTTTTGGGCAGATCGTGGTCCATCCGATCTTCGGACAGCGACACCCGCCAGGGGACGATCTTCAGTCGCCGCCAGATGCCGTTGTCGGTGTCATTGATCACCGGGCGGCGGTTGCACTCGATAAAGGGCTTGCCGATCGGCGAGAACTCAAACAGCCCCTCCCGCAGCTCGCGGGCCTTGATCTTCCCGCCGCCGGTGAACTGTTTGATCTGACCCGTGGCCAGTTTGGACCCGGATGGGGGTTCGCCGGCGCATAGCATCCGGGTATCGCCGGCCAGGGCCGCGATGTCGGGCGACGCCTCCGATCCCCGTTTGACGCCGGTGTCCAGGAAGGTTTCGATCCCGACCGTCGTGGCATAGGTGCCCAGGGTGTGCTGGACCGCGTTGACGACGGTCGATTTGCCGTCGCCGCCCTTGCCCTGGAAGATGAAAAAGGCCTGTTCGCCGGTGTCGCCCGTCGCCCCATAGCCGTGGGCTTTCTGGACGTATCGGCGTTCCTCTTCGACCGGCAAGGCGACCTTGACGACTTCGTGGAACTTCTTGGCGACCGTCCCCGGCACATAGTCCGCAGCGCACATGCGGGTGAAGCGGTCGGCGGGATCGTGACCCGGCGTCCAGACCAGGTGCGGGCCGTCCAGCTCTTCGCCGCCGGGGCCGACATGGCGGCCGCGCCGGAACCGCAACACGCCGTTGCGACAGTTCAGGGCCATGGGGTCTTGATCGAAGGCGTCCATGTCCACGTCCAGGTAGGACGCGGCGACGTTCATCATGTTGTTCAGGCGGCTGGCGTTGCCCGCCGACACCCCGAAGTCATAGACCGCCTGGATCGCCTTGGCGGAGGCGTTCCGCTCTTCCATGGCGGCGACCTTGATCGCCATCTGCGGCTGCATGGCGCGCGCGACCTTGATGGCGTGTCGCTTCGCCCGCGCTTCCCCGGTGCCGAGATCCCAGAACTGGCCGTTGAAGACGATCCAGCCGCGATTCCGCAGGTAGAGAACCCGCGACATCTTGAGATCGACGTCGCCTTCCGCGTCGATCAAGCCGCCAGCCATGCGGATGAACCGCATCGCGTTCCCGTCATCGTTCAGTTCGAACTTCGACAGCTCTTCCGGCGACGGCGGGGTGGCCGAAGCCCCCATCCCGTCGAAAATGCTCCCATCGGCCATCTATGCGGCCTCCCCGGTCATGTGTGCATGGAAGGACGGCCCGGCGGGCGGCATGAGAAGCCGCAGCTCGAGACTTCCGCCGTTCGTCGGTGTCAGCCGCGACCAGGCCTGGACGGCCAGGCTTCCGAAAAAGGTCGCCGCCGCGTCGCCGTTCAGCCTGCGGGTGACCGTCCCGCCGGTCACCGCTCGCACCCGCAGGGGATGCGTCTTCACGTCCCGCCGCAGCGCCAGGCCGACTTCGACCCGCCCAGCGCCCAGCAGATCGGCCGGGATCAGCCAGGGCGGCCTTGCGGCGTCCGCCTGCGGCAACGTCGGATCGACCCGGCCATACTTGTCGCCCAGGACGCCCCCGCAAAGGTTCGTGATGGTCAGGGCCGCCACGGCGCGGATCGCGGCGCCCCGCTGGGCGGCGAGCGTGGCCAGAACCCAGGTGTCGGCGAAGTCCAGACCGATCACTACGGGACCGGGCTGGTCCAGGGCGGTCAGGATCGCCGCCCGCTGGCGGACCTGCGGCCCGATGAACCCGGTCGGGCGCGCGACGGCCCTCCCGTCCAGGCCGATGTCGAAAAGGGCCAGGGTGTCCACCGGATCGTCCGGGTGGGCTCGCATGGGACAAAGCAGGTGCGGTCTGCGAACGCCGGTCGTATCGGGGACGCTGGCGTGAACCCGCATCCGATCCAGCGCGCCGGGGACGCCGTCCGGGTCCAGGCCGATCGCGCGGAACCAGGCGATCACCGGCCCGCACCGCGCCGGCCGCGCCGCCGCCCAGATCGCCGCCCCGTCCAGGGCGCGCTGGGCTTGCTGGGCCGGTGTCTGGACGATCTTCGGTTGGGCGCGAGAGCTGGCGACCGGATCGCGGCGTTCGGGCGCCCGGCGCGGATGATTTTCGGCCCAGGTCATGGCGCGGGTGACCGCGCTTTCCACGACGTTGCGCGTCCAGGGCTTCCCGGCCGGGACCATGTTCAGACCCGCCTGGATCATCGCGGCTTCGGCGTAGGACCGTTCGATTTCCCCGCCGGCGACCAGCGCGCCGATCGACACCGACTTGTCCCAAAGTGTGGTGGATTGCGTCCCCGCCGCCGCCGTCTCGACATCGCGGCAAGCCCCGGCCAGGGCGGCTTCGCCATATCGCGTCGCCCGACCCTCGATCGCCACCCGCTGGACCGGCGCGGACTGGACGATCGGCGGCGCGGCCAGTTCCAGCAGCCAGGCGGGCGCGGGCGCGAAGCCGACGTCCACCGGCCCCCGGCCCGGCGCCCACTCATACGGGCGGCCGGACGGGTGGATCGACGGCGCGGCGACGATATAGCCGCCGTCGCCCCGGACATCGATTCCGGGGCCGATCTTCGACGCGCTGTTCCGAACCGTGCGGTCGCCGATTTCGCCGGCGACTGGCCAGGCGAACAGGATATGGCGCCCCTTGCCCGTGGACTGTTCGGCGGTGACCGGAAGCGGCCCGTGCTGGGCTTCCAGGGCGGCCAGGGCGGCGGCCCCGTCAGGCCCGTCTATGTCGAGAACCCAGAACCCGCTGATCTGGCCCGTGGCGATCCCGATGTTCGCCATGGAACCGGCGAAGACCGGCCGCCTGTCGGTCGCGTCCGGCTTGGGCGGAAGGGCCTTGCGCCCCTCCCACCATGCCAGGACCAGCGCAGGGTCTTTCGTGGCCCCGTGAAGCCCAGGCGTCCCGCCGTAGGGCCGCTTGTCGCGGGGCATGAGGGGGAAGACAGCGATCCCGGCGGACGCATAGGCATGGGCGGCGTTGGCGTGTCTCATGCCGCAGCTCCCAGCAGGCCGCGCGCATACTGGGCGGCCGGGTTGAACCACAGGACTTCGGTGCGGGGCCGCGCGCCATCGGCCAGCGTGTCGCGCTCGACCCGCGTCCAGCCACGAAGGCGGGCCTCATAGAGCGGGTGCGGATAGCCGGACAGGACCACCATGCCCGCGACGCCGCAGAGCTGATCCAGCAGCGCCGCATGGGCCGCGTCATCCAGTTCGTGGGTGTAGCCGTTGCTGGGCGCGCACCGGGTCCGCTTTTGGGACCGCGTCGCATGGACATAGGGGGGATCGACGTAGAACAGGGCTTCCGCCGAGTCCCGGCTTTCGATCAGCTTCGACGCGGGAAGGCATTCGATCGACACCCCCCGAAGCCGTTCGATCGTCGCCGCCAGGGCCTGCGGATAGGTCGCCCATTCGCGCGACGCCGGGGCTTCGCCCATCCGATGCCCGGTCCTGAACCCCGTGGTCCGGTCGATCCGGGAAGCGCATGAGCCGAAGCCCATGAACGAACGGACGATCAGACGCCGGGCGCGCTCGACCGGGTCGGCGCTGGCCTCATAGGCGGCCAGGAACTCCGCCCGCGCCCACGGCGTCAGCTCGAGCTGGCGAACCAGCTCCGCCGCCAAGACGGGATCGCGAAGCAAGCGGAACAGGCCGACGACGTCGGAATCCAGGTCGTTATAGACTTCGGTCGGGACGCGCTGCTTACGCAACAGGACCGACGCGGCCCCGCCGAAAGGCTCGATATAGACACGGTGCGGCGGGAGCTGGCTGATGATCCAGGGCGCGAGACGCCACTTGCCGCCCAGATAGCGGAGCAACGGACGGGTCAGGGTCACGGACGCGAACCCCCGAAGGTGACGACGTTGTCCGTGGCGGGCGTCGGCGCCGGGGCCGCTTCGATCGCGGGAAGATCCTTCGCCAGCGGCAAGGGCCAGGGGATCAGGCTGACGGCATGGTCCTTCGCGCCCAGCGACCACAGGCGCGGCTTGCCCAGATCGGGATGCGGGTGACAGCTGGCCAGCACCCGTTCGATCACCGCGTCACGGCCCATGTCGGACCCGAGCTTCGGGCCGATCACGATCTGACGTTTGATGTTCTCCGCCAGCGCCCGCATGAGCGCCGGCGACGCCGTCTCAAGCGACTCCGCCAGGGCCTTGAGCGCGCCCGTGGGCAGGCCGTAGGGCGCGAAGTAGCGGGCCAGGATGCGTTCGCGTTCCACCGGCCCCGGCAAGGCCAGGGTGATGTGCATGTCGAAGCGCCGCCAGATCGCCTGGTCGATATGCTCGCCGAAGTTCGTCGCGGCGATCACGAACCCAGGGTGCTGTTCCAGCCTTTGGAGAAGCGTGTTCACCTCTTCGTTCCGGCTGTCGTCGCTGGCCTGTTCTCCACGCCGCCGCTGGCGCGACAGGGCGTCGAACTCGTCCAGGAACAGGACCACGGGCGAGGTGGTCCCGTTCGGCAAGGCCAGCCCATGGGCCGCGCCGTCGAACAGCTCGCCCAGGTTCGCCCCGGTTTCGCCCACCCATTTGCTGATCACCCGTTCGGGCCGCACGGCCAGCATGGGGAGGCCCAGACGCGCCGAAAGGTGGTGGGCGAGCGTCGTCTTGCCGACACCCGGCGCGCCGTCGAAGATCGCCCGCCGGCGGGGCTTGATGCCCACGGCCGTCAGTTCGTCTTCCGCCCAGATTTCGGTCAGCCATTCCAGCAGCGCGCCGCGAACGGGCTTGGACAGGATGGGTTCGGCGGCCTCTTCGGGCATGAAGAGGTCGCCGAACTGGTCCAGGGTCTTTTTCTTCTCGCGTCCGAACATGGGTCAGTCATCCGGTCCCATGCCGTCCGTGCCGCTTTCCTTGCGCCACCCGGAATCCCAGCGTCCGCGCCGGCTGTCGCCGAACGGGAACGGGTTGCCGATGATCGGTTCGTTGTCCTTGAACGCCTGGCGACCCAGGGCTTCGGCCCCTTCCGCATCCACGTCCGGGACGTCGGCTTTCGGGGCGGGTGACGGCATGTGACGCCCCCCCCCACCCGGCGCGCCACGCACCGGGGCGGGCGCGTCCACATGGTCGCGGACGTCCACCTTGCCGTCCTTGTCGCGCGTCAGCTTGATCGCCTTGCCGCCGACTTCGATGATGATCGACCCGTTTTCGGGGACCAGTTTCTTCATGGCCTCCGTCACCTGGTCGCGGCTGGCGACGTCCACGGACATCAACCCGACCTGGCGGAACAGCGGCGTGTCGGCGGCCATGCCCAGGGCGTGAAGGTAGGACTCGACCAGGGCTTCCGCTTCCTGGCGCGCGTTGGGCTTCATCGCCCGCAGCTTGACGACGTGGCGGATCGCGGCCGGGACGAAGCCGTTCAGCTTCGCTTCGGCCAGGACGGCGCTTTCGTCATCGCTCATGGTCTGTTTGGCCGCGCGGATCGCTTCGACGCGGTCGATGACGGTCGCGAGCTGCTTTCCGCTCACGGTGTTGTGGCCGAGTGTCACGGCTGGGTTCCTTTCGGGCTGGGAAGGGCGTTCGTCGCTTCGAACAGCGGGGCGTCATCCGGCCGGGTCAGGCGGTCTTCGGCGCCCGGCGGAATGTCGAAGATCAGGGGGCGGCGCTTGCCGCAGATCACCGGGAGGCGCGGCCCGACGCCCGGCTTGCACCACAGGAACCAGGCATAGGCGGTCGCCGTGGACCGGCTTTCGTCCCAGAACCCCTTGTGCATCGGAACCCGTTCGGAGAACGGGGCGAAGACCGTCAGGGGACAGTCCACATGCAACAGCCGGTGGCGGGCCTGGCCTTCCAGACAGACTGCCCGCAACAGCAGGGCCACGCCCCGGTCGGCGCGATCCCAGGCCCGTTCTATGAACGTCTCGATATGGTCGAAGGGCGGATTGGTGATGATCCAGTCCGCGCGGAACGGCCCGTCGCCTTCGGCGGTGAAGTCGAAGACGCCCCAGCCGCGCGCCCGGTGAAGCGGCGCGTCATAGACACAGACGTCGGACCCGTGGACGGTCGGGAAATAGTCCCTCAATCCATGGGCCATGTGGCCGGGTCCGACCGCGCATTCCCAGGCCGACCGGGCGCGCGGGTCGATCTGACGGACGATTTCAGCCCCGGCCCTCGCCGCCCACGGCCGCGTCGGGAAGAAATCGACGTCCTGGGCCAGCGGGTCACGGCTGGCCATGACGGCGCCGCCGCCGGTCGGGCGGAGCGATCCGGGGCGCATGGCGGGGGCGTTTCCGCGCGTCATTGGCCGCCCTCCGAAAGGGCGGCGTAGGTCCAGACTTCGACCATCGTGTCCGGCCGGTGACCGGCGGCCGTCTGATAGCCAGCTTCGACCCTGACCGATGACCGCCGCGCGATCTGGCCGGTCTGGTAGAGGTAGCGGAAGGCCCGTCCCGTCGCGCGAGGGTCGCGCAAGCCGGCGATCATGCCGAGCTGTCTGGCGGTGAACCATTCGTCCGGCCGCGCCCGCAGCGCGGCTAGAACCTGGGCTGACGTGACCGTGGGCGGAAGCCGTTTCGGCAACGGTGCGGCCATGATCGTCTTGGGAACGAAGGCCCGATCGTCGCCGACCGACCGATCCGTCCGATCGCGAACTTCCTGGACCAGGAAGTCGGCGGCGAGTTCGCGGCCGACCTGACCGATCAGGACCAGGGCGCGGTCAACGTAGGCCCGCAGCGACGGCAGACCCGTCCGCCGGACCAGCTTCGTCGCCCAGCCGCGACGGACGTGAGCGCGGAAATCCGGGTCCGCCATTCGCGCCCGCGATCCGGCGGCCCAAGCCGCAGCGAAGGCCGGATCACGGTGCAAGGCCCGCACCCGTTCACGGTGCTTTTCCGCGAAGCCGGGCTGGTTCCAGAGCCGCCGCAGGATGGCGGCGCTTTGCTCCCGCATTTCCGGGGTGGACATGCGGTCGCGGGCCATGCGCGACATGCGCGCGCGCTCTTCCGGGGCCGCACACTGGCGGGCCTTGGCGCAGCCGAGACAAAGCCCCGACCGGCCGCGCGATCTCGCCGATTTGCAGTCGCCGGGCTGGCGACACCAGGCCGCGCGGAGGGCGTCCGCATCGCCGGGTTCCCCCGCCTTCGGCGAGTCGGGATTGGCGCGACGTCTGATCTGGGTGCAACGCCGACACAGACCAGAGTTCCCGCGCGAGCCCTTGGATGGGCAAGCGGCGGGCTTTTCACACCAGGCGATGCGAACGGCGGTCGTATCCGTCATGCCGCCACCCGTTGGGGCGCGCGCGACGGCGGGAGGTTCGCGGCAATGATGGCGGCCCCGTTGATGGGGCTGACGCTGTTGCCGATCAGAAGGGTTTCGTCTGTCTTCGAAACCTTGCGGCCGAAGGCGTCCCAGCCGGTGATGTAGGATTTCGGGAAGCCCTGGGCGGCCTTGAGTTCGTTCGGCGTCAGCATCCTCATGCCGATGTCGCCGATCTGCCAAAGATGGCCGCCGACCATGACCAGGCCGAACCGGGCGCGGCTGGTCACGCTATGCAGCGGGTCGGCGAGATCCTGTCCGGTCGCCTCGCCGTAGTATTTGACCAGGAAGGCCCGCAGCTCCGCACCGTGGGAAGCGAAGGGCTGGCGAAGTTCGTGCTGGACCACGGCGTGGTGGCCGCCCTGGGCCGTCACCGATTTCATGGCGTCGCGCGGATCACCCGCACCGGCGGCGTGGTTCGATCCGTAGGCGTGATCCAGATGGGCGGTCACGACGCGCTGGGTGGTCCCTCGCCCGACGATCGTGCTGACCGGCGACCGCATGTCGTGGCCGACCATGCCGGTATTGGCCTGTTCCATGAACGCGGCGACCAGGCCGTGGCGCGTCGCGCCGGCCATGATCGTGTGCATCGGTTCGTCGGGAAGGTGACCCGTCGAGTTCTCGCTGAACTTTGTCAGGAAGATCGAAGCCTGGGCGAAGCTCCCACCCTTCGGATAGGCCGTGATCGTCCCAAGCGGGTCTTCCATTGAGTTCACGCGACGGCGCGAGCTGTTGGCGATTTCGGTCAGGAACGGCGTGACGATCGCCATTTCTCCACGATGGGCGCCGGTGACGGTCGGAAGCGGTTCGTCCAGGGACCGTGAGCGGTCGCCTTCCCCCCGATGCGTGAGCGGGACGATGAACGGTTCGGCCGCCCCGATGACGTAGCGCAGCGTCCCCTTGGCGATCCGTTGAAGGGTGGCGTCCTGTAGGGGGCGCTTGCACCGCAGCCCCTGTTCCTTGACCTGGTCAGGCGTCAGGAAGATCGACGGGCAAGGCAGGGTGAAGTCGATGATGTCGGCGGCCGGGACATAGGGCTTGAGGCCCTTGGACGCGGCGATCTTGCGGGGAGCGTGGGTGATGTCCGGCCAGACGATCGGGTGGCCGTCGCTGCGGGCGATGACGAACAGCCGCTTGCGGATCGTGGGCGCGCCATAATCGGCGGCGATCAGCTCGCGCCACTCGACCCGATAGCCGCACTGTTCCAGGCGGCGGACCCACAGGCGGAACGTCTGACCCTTTTTCGCCGGGTCCGGGATCAACTGGCCGTCTTCGCGCGGGATCAGCGGCGCCCAGTCCTGGAACTCTTCGACGTTCTCCAGGAAGATGACGTCCGGCTTCGCGTCGCCCAGCAGCTTGGCGACCTTGACCACCACCCAGGCCAGGCCCCGGACGCGCGGCGACACCGGCGCGGAACCCTTGGCCTTGCTGAAATGGCGACAGTCGGGGGACGCCCAGAACGAACGCCATTTCACACCTGGGCGGATATGGCGGGGGTCCACGTCGAAGACGTCGGCGACGTAATGTTCCGTGTCCGGGAAGTTCACCTGGTGGACGGCCAGGGCGGTCGCGTTGTGGTTCAGGGCGACGTCGGGATGCTTCCCGAGCGCCATCTTGTAGGCTTCCGACGATCCGCCGGCGCCTGCGAAATAGACAACGTCCAGATCGGCCGACGCCGCTGGCGCGGCATTGGCCAGGACGGTCGCCGCGACGACGCTCGCGCCGATCGCCCGCAGCCGCGACCCCCGTCGCATCCCCCTAAGCGTCATGCGGATCGCTCCACACGCAACAGGGCTTCCACCTCGCCGGGCGCGACATCGGAATAGGCCCGCGCGGCCACGTCCCATTCCGCCCCGTCCGTGGCGTCGGGCGCGAACCCGCCGACCCCGCCGGTCCAGCGCGGACGCGGGGTGTAGGGCTGATACTTGGCCAGCGTCGGTTCGGTCATCCGTAGATGTCCTTCCGGCTGTCCTGTTTGGTCGGTTCGGCTTCGGCGATCCGGCGCAAAGCGATCAGGCATTCACCAGCCGCTTCCTTGATCCGGTTCAGCCGCTCGACGCGCTCGCCGCCTTCCAGCGTGGGGAAGCCCGCCGCCAGACGAACAAGGCGAACGAATGAACTCCCAGCGGATTGGTGACCCGCAGGAAGGATCGCCTTGGACGCTCGCGCGGCGGCGCGTTCGAACGCCCAGTCACGGTCGGAACCCTCGCGCTCTTGAACGCGCAAGGCCGTGGCGCGCGTCACAAGGCGCGACCAGGTCCGCATGTCCTTTTCGGACGCACGGGGGGCGACCCCCCGCCGGAAGGCGTGGCGATGCGTCATGGTTCGCACCGATGCTGATCGCCTGGCGTGAGCGGCGCGCCGCAGTCGCACAGGACCAGGTCGCGCCAGCCGTCGATCCAGAGTTCGAAGCGCGCCGTGGCGACATCGGACACAGGACAAAGGACGCGGTCGGCGGCCTGGCGAGCCGCGACGGCTTCGGCGATGTCGTGAAGCGCGCTCATGCCGCGCCGCCCGCCAGGGCTTCGACGTCCTGCGGACCTTCGCGAAGGTGCGGCGGATAGAAACTGCCCGCCGTCACTTCCGACTGGGTCCAGGCGACGATGCGTTCCAGCACGTCCTGGCGCGGTATCTGGCGCTTGGGATCGTCCCAGCGGCGGCAGTAGTGACGCACCTGTTGCGGCCCGACGCCGATGACGGCGCCGACCGCGACATAGGTCAGATCGCGTTTCGCGATGAACCCCGCGAAGGCCGGACGGTCGGTCCAGTCAAGCGGCGGGGGAGCGGGTGGCATTTCCATTTCGACGCCCAATGATTCGTTGGCGTCGGAAAAAGGGAACTGATTTGGTCCGGTTTGCAAACCATTTTGGTTCGGCTATGGTAAAGCCATGCTGGCTCTAACGGCGAACCGGGCTCATATGCCCTTAAGGGGCATGGCCAGCACCCCCCGAACCACCACGCTCACAGAACAGCAAAGTCTGGGCGAAGCCCTCAAGCGCCTGCGGCAACGCGCCGGCCTCAGCCAGGAACAGGCTGCGGAGAGGGCGGAGATCGTCGAAATCACATGGCGGCGCTATGAAAAGGGCGTCCGGGGCGTGACCCTGGACAAGCTGATCGGCCTGGCCATGGCGATCGGCTTCGACCGCGACGCCCTCTTGATGGAACAGGCGGCCGTCGCCGGCGGTTCGGTCGCGCCGCCGACCGCGCGCGGACACCTTGAACGGATGGCCGCCTATACCCCGCCGCCTGGCGACGCCGGCCTTGTCATCCGCGACCGCGTCCAGGCCGGGAACTGGCTGGAAGCCGACGATACGGGCCAGTCCACCTATCGCACCTACCCGGCCGTCCGTGACGCCCGCTATCCCCACGCCGACCAATGGCTTTCGGAAGTCATGGGGGACTCGGTGAACCGCCTGAACATCTTCGAAGGCGACATGGTCCACCTGGTGGACTGCATAGCCATTGGCTACCACCCCCGCACCGACGACGTCGTAGAAGTCGAACGGCTCCGCAACGGGGGCGCCGAGCGCGAACTGACGATCAAACAGATCGAACTGGTCCAGGACGGCCTGTTGCTGTGGCCGAGATCCACGAACACGCGATGGTCCCAGCCGCTGGAACTGCGGGACGGCGCGGGGGACGGCGAAGAGATCGAAGTCCGCATCCGTGGGCTCGTGATCGGCCTTCACCGCCGATTTGGATAGGTCGGTTCGGTCTGGCGAACCACAGACCGAACCAAAATAGTTAGCCGATATGATTGACGGGCGAACCAAAATGGTTCGCTATGCCTCCGACGCGAGCGAATCGCGGTTCGGGAGACGACGTCATGTCCATGCAAGCGGCCCGGTTGTTCGGCCAATCCGCCCCGGCCCCTTCCCAGGGCGGCCGGGTCATCGCCTTTCCTGCGATCCTCCGCCGTGACACCCGCGACTCGACCATCGTCGCCGACGTCCTGCTGGCCCTGGAAGCCGACCCCCTCGCCAATCCGGTCATCCTCCCCGCGCGCGGCATGGACGGGGTCACCTATGTCGGCGCCTCGATCGGCGCCCATGCCTTCCGCCTGACCCCTGACGAAGCCCGCCTGACCGCCGACACCCTGTGGGCGGACCCTGGCGTCGCCGGTTTCGCCGACGTCGCGGCCCGGTTGCGCGACGCGGCCCGCGCCGCCGACCGGGCCTTCCTGCGGGGGGAGCCCCTGTGACCGATGCGAACGCCGGTCGCATCGGCGGCATGGCCGTCTCTGACGACATCTTCGAAGCCACGTTCCGGGAGCCTTGCGAGGCCCGGCGCATGGCCGCCTGCGGCGCATCGCCGGCGGGATTCATGGAAGCGGTCCTGGCCGCGCTCAAGCTCGCGCCTCGCCAGGTGATCGCCACCCGCGAAGAGCCCGCGCCCGACGCTGAACCGGACGCCCCGCCGCTGCTGCGGTGCTGGATCGTCGCCCACGCTGCGGAACATGGCCAGCCCGGCCAACGTGTCGCCCGCGTGGGCGGCATGGACGCCGACACCGTCAACCGCGCCCTCGCCGATCTGGCGGATCAGGCCGCGCTTGAGGCCGCCGCGTGATGGTCCAGTTCCTTTTGGGAGTGCTGGCGACTTGGCTGTTCTGCCTCCCCCTGACCTTCGTCGCCATCGCCCTGTTCCTCGCCGCGAAGTCCGGCGACCAGCCGAAAGACCCCGAAGCATGAACGCCACCCTTGACCATGGACTGACCCCGTCCGCCCTTACGGGCGAGGCGATCCTTCGCGTCGTCGCGCGCGACCGCGCTCCGACCGCGCCAAAGAACATCGCCCTTGAGGCCGGCCGCCCGGTGAAGAACATCGGCCGGGAGCTGGCCCAGCTGGTCGCCGCCGGGCTGATCGACGTCGAAAACGCCCTGACGCCGGAAGGCCGTGACGCCTTGGCCGCGCTCGATCGGGCCGCCGGGGCGGGGGCGGAACTGCGGGTCATGCCGCATCTGCTGATCCCGAACCCGATGAATCCACGTCGCGTCTATGACCAGGCGGCGCTGGAAGGGCTGGCGGACTCCGCCGAAGCGGAAGGCGATTTCGAACAACCGCTGTCCGTCTCGCCGCCCGACATGCTGGGCAATCGGTTCATCTGGGCCGGTCACCGCCGCTGGCGCGCCGCCCAAATCCTACAGGCGCGCCCGACCGGCCTCCCCGGCAAGATGGCAGAGGGTCTTCGCTGTATCGAACGCGAAGCCACCCCGGCCCAGGCCCTGTTCATTGCCGTGGTCGAAAACGACCAGCGAGTGAACCTGTCGCCGCTGGAAGACGCCCGCGCCCTGGCCGCGCTCGCCGACGCCATGGGATGGTCCGGTCGCCAGGTGGCGATGAAGACCGGACGGGCCGTCGCGGGCTCCGAAAAAGGTGTCGCCTTCGTCCAGCGCAAGCTGCGGGTCGCGCGCCACGCCACGCCGGAAGCCATCGCCCAGTATGAGCGCGACGGATCGTGGGATGCCCTGGTCGAAAGCTGTCGCTCGACCGACGACGAACCCGCCCCCGATCCGCAGGCCGATTTCTTCCCGCCCGAAGCCGGCGAGCTGCGGCCCGACGCACCGATGGGCCTGGTCTGCCACATTGATCCGACGCTGACCCAGGCGGAGATTGACGAGTCCTATGCCCGTGTCGGCGCGAAGCTGGCCGAACTGAACGCGCACAAGGCGACCGATCCCGAAGACGCGCCGATCGAACTGAACGATCTGGAACGCCTGGTCCTGATCGAAATCGCTCATGCGGCCGAAGCCTTCGGCGAGACGATCGGCGAGACGGCGACGCGCTACGTCCCTGCCGGAAAATACTGGCTGGACCTGTCCGCCAGCAGCCTACAGCGGCAAGGCCTGGTCGGGTTCAAGCATCATGCCCGGCCCTACATCTGGATCACCCAGCGCGGCCTGACATGGCTTCGCGACCAGGGCGTCCCGATCCCGATCGTCCAGGACACCCTGGACTGGGCGCGCGAGCGGGCCGGACTGGGTAGCGAGGTCGGCGCCTACGCCACGGCCTGGCTGAACCCGTCGCCGGTCGAAGACGCCGCCGCCGACGCCCCTGCGGCGGCCCAGGACGGCCAAACCGACGAAGACGATGCGGAAGCCGACCGCCTGGCGGCGGAGGCGCTGGCCACCGCCCACGCGATCGCTGTGAGCGACGCCGACGCCCTGACCTATCGCGAGATCCTGACCCGAACCGGCGCCCCGGCCCCATGGACGGTGACCGCCGATTTCGGGGTCATCTTCGCGGCGGACGGGTCGATCGCCTGTGTCGTGGACCAGGACAATGAGCTTCGCGACGACATGGCCCAGGCGCGAGCCGTGGTCATCGCCGCCACGATCAACCGGGCCTGTGGCCTGACCCAGCCGAGGAACGATCAGTGACTGTCGCAACCCATCTGGCCCGCCGCGTCCGAAAGATCAGCCGAGAAACGGAGCTGCCCGCGCTGGTCGGGGCGGTCGAATACAACACCGGCCAAGGCGTCGGGGCTCACGTTCAGGTCGCTGGCGCGAATGCAGCGGAAATCGAGTTCATCGCACTCGGCATCCTGCGGATGCTCGAAGGTGATCTGACCGGCGTCGCCGTCGATTGCGAAGAATGCTCCGCGCGGTGGCGCCGCGTGTCCGCCGCCGCAGCGATCCTAGCCGAAGGATACGGCGATGGCGTCTCGCCGAAGGGGCGGTGCTGACCATGCGCTGGATCGCCCTCGCAATCCTGCTGGTCGTGGTCATCGGTTTCGACCGCTTGGCGGATCGCACCGTCCACCCCGACCGCCGCGACCAGTTCGATTTCTGGACCCTGCCTCTGATTGTCCTTTCGGGCATCGCGGGCGGGCTCCTCTAACCCGGAGAAACACAATGCGCCCACCCTTCATCGAATCCGCCGTCCTGCTGGCCGCCCACGGCCACGCCCTCGCTCCCCCTGTCATTCGGAGGCCCGCCATGCCCGCCGGCGAACGCTACGCCGTCTTCCCGACGCCCGACCGCCCGTCCGAACCCGGCCGCACCTTCGCGGCCCTGGACAAGCTGGCCGCCCACATTCACCGCGTCCGCCGCGACCAGGCGATCCAATGCGTGGACGCGCCGCTTCAACTCGCCGGCGACGCGGAACCCCGCAAAGGCGTGTCCGTCTGGACCCTGACCGACACCGGCGAGCGGCGTGACTATCTGGGCTGGTGTTACCTGAGCGGGTCCGGTCAACGGACCCTGGAAGCGGCCCTGTTCGCCCTCCGCCCGCAGCTCGCGGACGTCGCCCAATGAGCCCGCCGAACACCCGCCTGACGGTCGATACCCAGACCTGGTTCGCCCAGGACGGCTATGTCTATCAGGACGCCCTGGACGGCCCGACGATCTGCGAAATCGAAGAGGCCACCCCGGATCAGGTGCGGGCGATCGCCGCGACGCCGGACCTGGTCCGCGCCGGCCGCGCCATCCTGGGCGATCCGGCTTGCGCCGCCTTCGTCCAGACCGTCCCGTTCCAGGCCCTGACGGCCGCGATCGGCAAGGTGGACGGCCTCGCCGTCATCACGCCCGAAGACGGCCTGTCCGTCACCACGCGGGAGGGCTGACCATGACGGACGATCAGGTCACGTCCGCCGTTCGTGACGCCGGCTTCGTCGGGTGGAAGGGCGTCTTGCGCCGCCACCCGGAAGCGGCCGGTTTCGTCGCGATCTTGACCAGCCCTGATTACGATCCCGTCCGGCGTCGTGGCCTGATCCACGTCGCGCGCGGGCGGGACGAAGCCGACGCTTTTGCGCTGGCCTTAGAGCGCGCCCAAGGCGGTGCGGTCCAGTGATCGCCGCCCTAATCATCTTCGCCCACCAGGTCGCCCTTTGGGCGGCCGGAAAGGACCGGCTGCTGTAATGGTCGCCTACTCGTTCAAGGGCCGGTTCGAAGCGGCCATCCGCGCCGGCGTGAAGCGCCAGACGATCCGCAAGGTCGGCAAGAAGCGCCACGCCCGCGCGGGCGAGCGGATCACCATGACCACGGGGGATCGCTTCCACCCTCGCCAGATCGGCCAGGCCGTATGCCGCAACGTCGGCGCGATCACCCTCGATTTCCGAAACGAGCTGGTGACCTACGCCTATCCCGACCCGGAAAATCCCGACGTCGAGAACGTGCTTCATCTGGCGGGCCGGGACCACCTGGACCTGTTCGCCCGCGTGGACGGCTTCGAAAGCTGGCCGGACCTTTGCCTGTTCTGGGCGGAGGTCCACGGGTCGCTGGATACCTTCACCGGCCTGCGGATCACTTGGGACGACTTCCAGGCGGCCAGGTCATGAGCAAGATCGAATGGACCGAACGGACGTGGAACCCGATCGTCGGATGCGCCATCGTCTCGCCTGGGTGCAAGAACTGCTACGCCATGCGCGCCGCCTACAGGATGGGCGCGAACCCGGCCACGCCCCACTATGAGGGCCTGACCCGCCTGGTGAACGGCAAGGCCGTCTGGACCGGGGAAATGAGGCTCCACGCGCCTAGCGTGGTCCTGCCGCTCCGCCGGCGCGTCCCGACGATCTGGTTCGTGAACAGCATGAGCGATCTGTTCGCCGAAGGCGTCCAGGACGAATGGCTGGATCGCATCTTCGCCGTCATGGCCATGTCGCCGTGGCACACCTATCAGGTGCTGACGAAGCGCCCCGAACGGATGCGCGCCTACCTGACGGACCCGACCCTATTCGGTCGCCTGGGCCGGGCCATGGACGCCCTCCGCCTGGCCAAATACGGCCGCATGGACGCCGCTCCCCAGGCCGAAGCCAGCCTGACCGAACGCGGCCACAGGATCGCCTATGGATGGGGCGCGAAGACGCCTGACTTCGTCCGCCCATGGCCCCTCCCGAACGTCTGGCTGGGCGTCTCGACCGAAGACCAGGTCCGCGCCGACGAACGAATCCCTGTCCTGCTGGACACCCCGGCCGCCGTCCGCTGGATCAGCGCCGAACCGCTGCTGGGCGCGATCGACCTGGTCAGTGATCTGGGCGGGACACAATGGATAGGCGGCCAGCGGGGTTGCGGCGGCACACACACAGGGACGGGCGAACCGGGATGCCCTCACCATCCGCATCATCATCACGACAACCGTTGCCGCCGGGGCCTGGACTGGGTTGTCGGCGGCGGCGAAAGCGGCGCCGACGCCCGGCCGATGCACCCCGCCTGGGCGCGGACCTTGCGGGATCAGTGTCAGGCCGCCGGCGTGGCGTTCTTTTTCAAACAGTGGGGCGAATGGATGCCCGTGGACCAGCCATCCGACCGGCTCAAGGCGATCAGCATGACGCTGGACGCGGTAAAGCGCGCGATCACCGTCACTCCCGAAGGCCACGGCGACGCCCCGGCCACGGAAGCCAGCTCGAGCCTCATGGAACGGGTCGGAAAGAAGACCGCCGGTCGCATCCTCGACGGCGCCCTGCATGACGGGTATCCGTCATGACCCTCCAAACCCAGATCGGTGTCCAAACATGGAAGACGAGAAACATAAGAAGCGGCTCGCCGACGCCGTCGCGGCGCTCAATATGGCGATCGACGATGCCAATGCGGACGGGCTTGTGGTCGAAATCGGCACTCTCCCGATCGCGCGTATTTCCGGGACGCCGGGGACCGTTGTCGTTCTCGCCAGTCTGTCCCGCGCGATCTGACGGCGAGACCCACCGGGTTGCGGTTCAATGAACGCCGCCCCGATTTCCTATGACGTCCCCGGCGCGGCTGCGGCCGTGGGGATCAGCAAGACGACGGTCTGGCGCCTGATCGCGTCCGGCGACCTGGTCACGTTCAAGCTGGGCGCGCGGACCCTGATCAGGGCCGACGTCCTACAGGCCTACATAGACCGGATTTCGTCGCGCGAAGCGGCCTGATCCGGCGTCGTCAGGAACGTCCCCCAATCGTCCATGAGCCGCCGGCGCTTTTCCAGCGCGTCCCGCCGACGATAGGCCTGTTCGGTTTCGTCGCCGACCAGGTGGGCCAGGGCCGCTTCGATCACCTCGCGCGGGTGATCGGTTTCGTCGCCCGCCCAATCCCGTAGCGTGGACCGGAAGCCGTGGATCGTCGCGTCGGCGGCGACACCCAGTTCCTTGAGCGGCTTCGCGACGGCCGTATTCGACAGGGGCCGCCCAGGTTTGCCGCCCGGAAAAATGAGCTGGCCAGCGGGCGGAACGCCGTCGCTAGATCCTGTGGGGTTCACCCCGACCAGGACCGCGCGAGCTGCGGCCGACAAGGGGACGCGGTGATCGCGTTCGGACTTCATCCGCGCCTTCGGGATGGTCCACAGGTCACCGGCCGGGGAAATCTCGCCCCACGTCGCCGTGCGGACCACGCCTTCGCGAACCCCGGTCAGGATGACGAAGGACAGCGCCCGCGCGCCCATGGCCCGTTCCGCCAGCAGCGCCGCCATGAACCCCGCCGCCCGTTCGTAAGGCAAGGCCCGGTGATGGCCCTTGGACAGCTTCCGACGCTTGGGGAGCATGAGCGCCAGGTGACCCCGCCAGCGGGCCGGATTCTCGCCCTCCCGCAGCCCGTTCACCTTGGCGACGTCCAGGACCGTTTCGATCCGATCCCGCAGCTTGCCCGCCGACTCCGGGCGCGACGTCCAGTAGGGGTTCAGGACGTCCAGCACGTCCTGGGTGGTGATGTCGGCCGGGAGCTTGTCGGCGAGCGGCGCCGCCTGGCGTAACAGGCTTCGTTCCCAGCCCTCTTTCGTCTTCGCGCCACGCCAGCCGGGCGACAGACTGTCGATCACCTGTTGCGCCACCACCTTGAACGTCGCCGCAGCCGGGGCGTCTATGGGCGTGGGATCAACCGCCGGCGGCGCGTTGGCCCGCCTGGCCTCGATCGGGTCTTCACCCCTCGCGATCTGGGCGCGGGCTTCCACGGCCGCCGCCCTGGCTTCGACCAGCTTGACGCCCGGATAGCCGCCCAGGCCCATTTCCCGACGCCGCTTCCCCGTCCGATAGACGAAGACCCAGGCCCGCGCGCCCGTCGTCTTGACGTTCAGGTATAAGCCGCCACCATCGGAATGCAGACCGGCCGCCGCCGTCTTGGCTTCCCGATCGGTCAGCTTATTGAGCTTCAT